GGTACTGACCAATGAAACTTACCCCATACATCTTCTGGAAACCAATCAAGCCAAGTCTTTATAGTAGTCGTTCTTAATTGTGGGTTTGTATTTCTTATAACAGCCCAACGAGATTTACGAATACCTTCTTTGTTTTTCTTTTGCTCAAGGCTTCTTCGAAATACCTCAACACAACAAGCAACAGACTTACCAGAACCAACTGGACCTCTAATCCCTCTAAAAAAATTAGAGTCCTTCATAAATACTTTAATAGTATTCCCATCTGGTTTGTAATCAAAAGAAGCCACAATATTACCTCGCAAATAATGATTTACTTCTTGCCTTTGCAGCTTTCTTTGCTTCTGCGTGTGAATTATGTATACTTGTTGGAATTAATCTTTTTTCAAGAATTGCTTTTCTTAATACATCTTCACTATATTTTTTGTTATTATAAACACTTGGAATATTAGCCCATTTGCCATCAGGCAAAGGAATTGTTCTAGATATCTCAGAAACATTAGAACCTTTTTTAATTATTACTTTTCCATTCTCTTTAATATCCTTAGATATTTTTATTATTGGTCTACCAGCTTGAGTAAATTTACCTGTAGGCTTTCCAAGTAATGAATCTGCCATCTAATTACCTTTCGTCAATCTTATGGTTTACACCTACTTTAATTAACTTCTCAATCGTTTCTGGCGCAATCGTTGCAATTAATCTATCAGCTTCGTAATCCGTACAGAATTGCTTTGGAAAATGTTTAAGATGTACTGTCTTAACTACGTTCCTAAGTATTCTTCTTTCTTTATTATTTAGAGTATGTAAAAAACTCATTTCTTCTTTTTAGTTCGTTTAGTTCGTTCAGTTCGTTTAGATAAATATTTTGGTGTAGTTGGTTTAGGCTTCCTTGAAGGCAACCAAAAAAATAATATTTTAGATAGTATACTCATGTTCGATACTTCCTCACTTTCTTAGCAATACTCTTAGGTTGTTTAACAAATTGCTTTCCTTTTCTATTTCCTTCTGCTTTAGCACGATTCGTTGCCGCTTTCTCACTAGCACTCAAAGATTTCCAAGCTGCATCTGGTAAATATCTTTTCTTACCTTTTGATGGAGAACCATCAGAAGTTCTCCACTTCTGCTTACCCCAATTAAGTAAAGATCGTTGAGGAGCTTTCAAGTGTAACCTCCACCTTTGGCTTTATACATCCTAGCCAGCATCTGTGCTTTTCTTGCTGACCATTGCCCAGGTTTGCCACCTTTACTACCAGCTTTAATTCTGTTGAATAAACTCTTTCTCATTGAAGGTTTGGTATAATTACCAGCTGCGTTTACTGCCATATTATTTTCCTATCTCCATTTATCAGAATTTCCCATTTCAATATCTTGATTCATTTGTTTCAACATCTTCATATAAACTTCCTCTAACTTTCTGTGACGAATACCTCTTGCCTTTAAATCTGTCCAAGTTTTATTTAAAAAACTTAATCTTTCTTTGGGTCGCATATTATCCCAACCACTAGGTTTAGTTATAGCAACATCTATAATTTTTGTATCTTTTTTGTTTTTTAATTTGTTTATTGCAGCAATTTGTTGAAAAGTTCTCTTAACCATTATGCTTTATTCCTTTTACTAATTGCTTTTGCTTTGGCTCTAGCATCTGCCTTTGAACTAGCACCCCAAGCCTTTAAACTAAGAAGAAGTCTAGTAGGTCTCCCTTTGGAATCTCTTTCCGGTCCACGCATATTACCCATCCTTGCTAAAAAAGAAGCTCTTCTAGGATTGTCACCACTCTTAACAGGTGGCTTTAGAGTACCCTTCTTGTAGCTTGCTCTACCTTTGGCATTCAAACCACCTTTAGGGTTCTTACCTTCTTTGCGTGTCCATGCTGGAGTTTTAGCCATGATGTCCTCCTTTGCCAACTAAGTTAAACTAAGTTCAGAGCTTTTCAAGAAAAAAATGTTAGAACGCTATCTCCCAGTAACTATCAGCTTGCGTTTTTGCCCCCCATGGCTTGCTAAGAGAAGTCACACAGCGCAGACGCTAGTCAAGTTGTATGTTTACTTTCAGCTCACCAACTAGCATGTGCTGATGCCTATCAGGCGCTCGGAAGCCAGCTCTATCCAGAATGTCTTTGCTAGCTTCAAGTTGCACATACTCACTTTTAGCACCTGAGCTGAGTTCCATTAGCTTTCTGCTGGCTTTCGTAGCATTCAATCCTATGGACTCACTTATCTGTTGCATCATGTAAGCTTGCACATGCGGAGTCTTCAGAGCCTTGCTCGCAGAGACTCTACCCGAGTCGCCCTTAGCATAGCCTGCTACTTTACTTGCTTCAGTAATAGTACATCCAGTTGCTACGAGCGTATCGACTAGCAGCCTTTGCTTGGCTGTCAGACTAGCATGGTTATTCGTCACCGAGTTCATACTTGTGTGTCTAGCGTATCTGCAACAACCTTGTCAACAGCCAAGTAAGGCGAGGGCAACTATTCGTGGCTATGCGTGACTTCTTGATCACATTTGCTAGCTTTACTTGCTTTGCAACTCGGTCATCATTCTCCTAGTTATTCATTCCTTGCCTGTTCAAACCTAGCTGATTGGGGCTTCGGGGGATTCGGGCAAGCCGAACGCCCTAGCCATGTCAAGTGCGAGACTTGACATAGCTACCCCAATCATCGAGGTGTGACCATTCAATTAATAAACAACTAGGAGAAAACTAATGACAATAGAGTTAAGCAAAGAAGAAGTAAAGCTAGCAAATGCAATCATGAAGTTTGTAAGCGAATGTGAAGTATATAGTGACTTCTCTTACTCAGCTAAGTGGGTAGCAGATGGTCTTAATACTAGAGTAAAAGGTGGTACTTACAAAGGTACTAAAGAAAGATTTGATGAAGCTGAGATGACATTCCTCGGAATGGAACGCAAGCTTGAATCTGATCCAGACGCTTTCACAGATGTAAAGCAAAAAGAAATACATGATGAGCATCATAGATATAAAGCACAGCTCAAAGCTGAGCAAGGTCTGATGAAAGTGTTCAGAGCAGTTCAAGAGTGCGTTGACACTGGTGAAACTGTAGAGAGCTTGGCTAAAGTAGCCTAAGCAAAAACGCACCAGCCGAAAGGCTGGTGCTTACCTTATGGGAGTTTAAAATGGAAGATATATACGAAAAGAAACTTAAGGATAACTTACCAGATGGTTGGACATTTGGATACATTGGAAATTATTGGAATGATGGTAGACCATTTCCAGATGATAGGAGTTGGAGAATTTTTACAAATGCAGTTACAAGAACTGGTTGTGGTACATCTGTTGGATCATTCGAGTCATCAAGGACACCAAATCCTCATCAAAAATTATGGGAGTATTATGAGAGTGGAGCTGCAATGGCATTATATGAGAGAATGATTGCATCTGGAGAATGGAGAAAAAAATGAGACAAACAAAAGAAATTTTAAATTTATTATTGTTATCAGTGTCTGTAACATTTGTGATTAGTTCAATCATGTCCGTAGGTATTGTGTTATTATGCTTGACACTATGGTAAGAATTTTTTAGAATTAATTATCGTAATTAATGAAAGGGGTTTTATAATGGCGATATATTTTACAAAAAGACAATTAGAATTAATTGCACTTCATATCTGTACTGAGATGACAGCTACAGAGATTGATAGAGTAGCTGATATTTTATTTACAGAAGATTCTATTCCTAAGAATTTGTTCAAAGAAAAAGCTTACAAGAACAGTAGAGTCGTACAAGAAATTGAATCTGTATTTGATGGTATTCAACAACAACAAGAAATTGCAATGCAAAGATTGGAGAGAAACAATGGGTAAAGTAAAAGATATGTTGTTAGATGAAGTTGAAAATACATGGGGAACTATATCAGAAATGATACGCAATAGTGACAATGTTGAACAGCTTCAAACTGTAATTGATTATGCTGTGCGTGAGTCAAGAACAAATCCAATGCTAGGTTTACCAAGCATGATACCGGATCAAGTAACAGAATTATGGAATGAGATCCACAATGATTAGGTATTACATCACTGAAGCAATGGCAGCTGTCGCTGTCATTGCATTCGTTTCATTTATAATTTTCATTTCATAGAAGGGATACATAATGCAATTACTAACTAAGAA